TAGGTCGTACTGGTGGCATTAATCCAACTGCTAATGGTGGATGTTTTGGTCCCGGCTTTGTAATGAAAAAAGGTGGTCACGTTAAACATATGGCCGATGGTGGTTCTGCAAGTCGTACTATTAATAGTGAACTTGCAAAAAGACTTTTTCCTGGTATAAATGGTCCAATGGTTCAAAATTTACCTTATATTTTACCAGATGGTGTAAATATAAATAATATTGGATCTATTCCTCTTCCAAAAAATTCTGTAATAACTGGACCACATAGATTACCAGAAGGTTATGATATAAGAAATCCTGGGACTCTTCCATTACCTCCAGGATCAGTACAAAATCTTAATAATCAAAGCCCATATACAAAAGAGCAAATTGATGCAACTATTGCAGAGATGGCTAACCGCGGTATGTTTTCACATACAGGAGACTAAGAATGCCAAGTAAATCAAAAGCACAACATAATCTCATGGAGGGTGTAGCACACTCTCCATCTTTTGCAAAAAAGGTTGGGATTTCACAAAAAGTTGGTAAGGAGTTTGCCAAGGCTGATAAAGGTCGATCCTTTAGCTCTAAGCCTATGCGTAAAGCTGCTGGTCGCGGGAGATAACATTGGCTTACTCTGGCACCTATGATCAAACCAAGATAACGGTCGATCAACTTATTAGCTATGCCTACCGTGATGCTGGTAAAACAGCAGAAGAAATCACGCCTGAATATATCAACGCTGGTAAACAGGCGTTATTTTACATCCTACAAAACTCTGTTAACCGTGGTGTTAACATTTGGTTGCAACAGATTGTTGTTCTTGGTGCACAAACCAATCAACAATATTTAAACATGCCAAAAAATTGCGTCGATGTACTCGAGGCAAACTGGATCTACATTGTTAATCCAACCATTTCTCAGGCACTCCCTTCTGATAATACAGGAGCACCTAGTTTATTTGATCAAAATGGTAACGCAGATTTAAGTCAACATGCAACATCCACACTATCAGAAAACTGGTTTGGTGCTGCTTACTCAAACCAAACACGTGTTTTCTATGCAGGATTTAATGCCTATTCTCCTAATGGTCCAACAACTTATGATTTAGATTTCCAAGTAAGTAATGACGGCGTTAATTGGGAAACTTGGCAATCATTTCCNNNAGTNACATTAAACGATTATGAATGGTCTTATATTACCATTAATGCAACACAACAGTTCTATTACTATCGTTTAAAGAATCGTAATACAAGTTCTACATTCTCACTTCGTGCTATTCAATTTGCACAATCACAACAAGTCATTCCATTGGCTCGTTTAAATAGAACTGACTATTTTGATTTACCTAATAAACAATTCCCAAGCCAAAGATCATTACAATTCTGGTTTAACCGTCAGGTTGATCCACAAATGTATCTATGGCCAGTGCCTAACAATAACTACCAAGCATTCCAAATGATTTTGGAAATGCAACCTCAAGATGTGGGTAGTTTAACAAATCAACTTTATTTACCTGATCGTTGGGTGCCTTATATTCAATCTGCACTATCACACAAATTATCAATGCAGTTACCTGGCACTGATTTAGCACGTATTCAGTACTTAGAAAAAATTGCGCTTGATATGCGTCAACAAGCTGAAGAAGAAGATCGTGATAAGTCTCCAATCTATTTCCAACCTAACATAAGTTACTACACTAGATAATGACAGGCGCATACGTACAAACCTACGACAATTTAGTTGCTGATGTAATTAATTACATGGAGCGTGACGATGCACAATTCGTGGCGCAAATTCCTAATTTAATTGGATTAGCAGAATCTGCAATTGCTGCAGAACTTAAAACATTCTTGCAACTTGTTGTTGTAGAGACATCATTAGCTACAAATCAAGTGGTGCTTAATAAACCAGCAAGATGGCGTAAAACTGTATCTATGAAAGTTAACGGTCAACCTATCTTGTTACGTTCACAAGATTATGTAGCACAATATCAAAATGAGTCTACATCTGGTCAACCTATTTATTACGCTGATTATGACTACAATAACTGGGCGTTTGCTCCATACCCAGATCAATCATATCCAGTTGAAATAACTTACTACAGTTTAGTTCAACCATTAGATTCAACTAATCAACAAAATCTATTTACACGCGAGTGTCCTCAAGCGATGTTATTTGGTACTTTATTGCAAGCGCAAGGTTACTTAAAAGCACTTGATAAATTACCTATCTGGAAACAATACTACGACGATTCATTAATAGCACTCAAGAAAGAAGATAATGCTCGTCGATTTGATAGAAACACAACTATTCAAGAGCCTTAAACATGACCACACCTATCTATACCTCACCATTTACTGGAACCGTTGTTCAACCAACAGACGTTTCATATGAAGCGCTAAGTTTTTCAGTTAACACTCCACTCTATTGGCCATCAATTGCCAATGCTGAATTGGGTCAGACTGCAATCGCGCGTATTATAGATTGTTCTGCTAATGCTAGTTCATTATCATTAGCTCTTCCTGAAGCTGATCAAGGTACAGTTGGTACTGATGTACTTATTCGCAACACCGGCAATACAGCATTTACCGTCACTAATTTTGGCGGTGGTAATTCAACAACAGTTAATGCTGGCATATCACAATATTTCTATTTAACAGATAATTCATCAGCAAATGGTGTTTGGGGTACAATCACGTTTGGTGCTGGTATGTCTGCAGCGAGTGCTTCTAGTTTAGCTGGCTTTGGATTATCTACAACAGTTAATGGATTACTTACAACATCAGATAATATTGTTCAAGTATCCATTAATACCACACTTACTAATAATAGCCGTGCATCAACTTATGTTTGGACTGCAGGCGCTGGTACATTTACACTACCTTCTTACGCATCAATCACACCAGGATGGTATGCTAATTTTAGAAACAATGGTACAGGATCTCTTACCATTTTACCAAATAGTCCATCTACCATTAATGGCGTATCAAACATAGTGACCAATCCAGGTGATTCTGGAATGATTATATTTGATGCTAACTCAAATAACTTCTTTACTGTAGGTTGGACATCTCCTACAAACATTACCTTATCTGCTGCATCTTATGACGTAGATAGTATTAGTGGTAATGCATATAGTTTAGTTGCTAGTGCTCCAATGATTCAAACGTATGTTAATTTGGCTAACACAAGAACAAGCACATTAACAATCACATTACCAAACATTACACAGTTCTATGTATTGATTAATGATACAACAACAACATCTTATAATCTTAAATTTGCAATATCTGGAAGTTCATCGCCAAACATTACATTGACTCCAGGGCAAGTTGTATCTTTAGTTACTGATGGTGGTGTATTCTTTATCATTACACAATCCACGGTATCTTCTCTTTTCGCACCTAATGGATCCGCAGCTGTCCCATCATTTTCATTTATTAATGATACGACAACAGGTCTTTATTTAGCAGGAACCAGTATTTTAGGTGTTACTGCAAATGGTAATGAAATTATGTTATTTAATAATACTAATACATTATCTCCTCAAATTAGCACACCAGCCTCAGTAACAGCTACTGGAACATTAACAGCAGTAGGCGGAATTACTGGCGGAGTATTCTAAGTGGCTGATCAACAGCAACAACAAGCTCAGGCACCTCAACAGTATAGTCAAGTTTATACATTAGTTGTTGATCCGGGTGTCAAACGAGACGGTACTATATTTGAATCTAAAGAATGTACTGATGGCGTTTGGAATAGATTCCAACGTGGCCGCCCTAAAAAAATAGGTGGTTATACTCAGCTTTTTGCTACATTTAATGGTGTGCCTCGTGGCATGGTAATGAACTCCTATAATGGAGTTAACTATGTTTTTGCAGGAAACCAAAATGGTTTAGATGTTTTTGCAACAGGACAAAACTTTGGATCTGGTGCGGGTCCGTTTAATGCATTATTAGAGGCAGGGTATTCAAAATTTACTGTTGCAAATAATACCTCAAATACATTTACCATATCTTATACAGCTTCCAATGGTAATGCTCAAAGTTTAACTTCTGTATTTAATACTGGTGCTACAGTTATTTTTAATCAAAATACTAATCCAGTCACATACAGTGTTTCTACAAGCTCTTACAATAACGTATCTAATACAACTACAGTCACACTAACAACGCCTATTGCGGGAGGCGCAAATTCTGTCTCAAATGTGTGGTTAGATAACGTTAGTTTTGCGCCAAGCGCAAATTTATTGTGGC